TGCCGGCTGAGGACGACGATTAATGTTACCTACAGACATATTGACTGTATTGGCATCACTGTGGTCAGGGCCAGAACCGGGGTTGTCAGTAGCTTTAACAACTTTGCCAGTCATAGTGTGTGGCGTGGCATAGACCTTGGCATCGCCAACTTCTTTACCCATCAATTTTTTGCTGAATGTAGCCATGATTAACCTCGTTTCTGTGCGGCAATCTTTGCCAAGTTACGACCCATAGTCTTCATATCGGCATTGGTTTTACCCTTACCTTTGCCTTTTCCGCCGTGCATCATGGCGGCAACAGGGCCGCTGTCACCAAGGTTTTTACCCTCAGTCTTACCTTTTTTAGCAATGCCGTCGGCTGATTTTGTATATGCCATTTTAAGCTCCTTAAGATACTGTAACTGTACCAACAAATGTCGTTGCCACCAAGTAGTTTGGTGTCAATCCTGCATCATTTAAACTGGCTCCACCTACTGGATTCCAGCCCCATTGAATGTTCCGCGAACCACCTGATAAATTACCAGAAGCATTAACGCCTGAAGTAACATACGTTGTGTCTTTACGTGGGTTACGCAAAGCTTGTGGATCGTCCACAGGAAATGTTCCAAGCATCAACTGTGGCTGATCTGGATCCCAGCATTCTGGACAAACTAACAACTGATATTTACGCTGCTTAATGATCTCAGTCTTAAGCGCCTTCAATTGATACTGCTGCCCACAGCGATCACATTCAGCAATCGCTATCTTGCCGGATGCAAACCTATTTCCCATTACGTACTACCAATAAACATTTGACGAGGAACAAACCTAATCGCTGCTTTCTCGCGGTCTTCACCAGCGGCAATCTCAAAAGTTTCATCGTAAATCTGTTTAAGCATCTGAATGCGAGGCATCAATTCAGGCACTTTAATAGCAATGTGGTACGCCAAACCAGCTACCAAGCAGGGCAGAAAGCGGAAGTTCATGTCAGCAGTTTCTACACCAGCGCCAGCATCCTGAACTCTACGCAGTCGGTAGTAAACAAATTGGTAAGGTGTGCTGTTATCTGGCGTAGGCCACACAGTCACCGAAGGAAGTTGTGGCACAAATACCGCAGTACCATCTGCTTGAGCAGCGGCTGTCGTGTTATTCTGCCCACGGAATACACCACCAAGGGTATTCCCTGATACATAAGTGTAGTAAATATCTTCAGTACCTAGCCGGATAAACCCAGATCCAGCTAGTCCAACCACCGTGCTAAGCGTGATTGTAGTGTCTGTAGAGGTAAGAGCACCATCTAAGACTGCATTTGTAGGATTAGTTTCGCCAGACAAACGCTGAATCCATACTTGGATTGGTCTTGCTTGACTAAGTTTGTTTGGAATAGTTGCATAGGTAGAAACACTAATACGAGTAATAGTCAAATCGGCTTGAGTAGAAGCTGTATTAGATCCAGTACGAATAACATGTTCTAACAAATCAATGGTATCTGTAGGTAGTGCATACGTAGCTAATCCCGGAGTTAGGTTAATGATTCCCTGCTCCATCGTCCACATGTTAATACCTTTGGATTGCCATTCAATGGTCATCAGATTCATCGACCGCCGGGCAGTTCTTAGATCATAACCAGAACGCATTTCACGACCAGCCCGCTCCCACGCCTCTTCAGCGATCTCCGTGAAATCCATATTGAAAAGAGTCGAGCCGGTAGTGGTCATAAAAATCCTAGAAAACTTTTAAGTTTTCTGCGCTGTTTTTGCAGATTGAATAAAAGCGTCGGCAGTAGGCGCACCTTTAGAACCGGGCTTACGCATCTTCTCTTTAGAACCCGCAGCTATACGCTTTTTCTTTGCATGGATGTTGGCATACAAGCCAACAGGCCCACCATCCGCATATTGCGTAAAGTCAGTATTATCACGGCGAGCTTTACGCTTTCCTTTTGGCATTTTACTGGGAGATATTGCTCCCATTCCACGGCTAGCTAACATGTCAGCACATTCCACCATTTTTCATGGTAATCATTGTGCCTTTGGTTTTACCCTTGGTAATACAGCCATCAGCACGGCTAGAAGCTGAGCCGCCTTTGGCCATTCTTTTGACAGATCTACCGTCAATGTCTTGGGGCACAGGCATACCTTCACGGAACACTGTATCTTTTGGTACAGGTTTCTTAGGCACTGGTGCTTTAGGCATAGGCTTTTTTACAGCCGGTACACCTTCAGGATCTGTTGGGGGCTTTCCCATTTCAGCGGTATAGATACCGCCATCAGCGTATTTTTTCATGGCTCAGCACTTTCCGCCACGTTTCATAGCAATCATTGTTCCTTTAGTTTTGCCTTTTGTAGCAATACCATCAGGAGTTTTACCAGTTTTAACAGCGCCCATCTTAGATGGAGCCATACCACCAGAAGCCAACTTAGTCATAGTTGAACCTTTGTGCAAACGGCCTTCGTGTTTGTTCACGGCCTTCTGCATCATCTTCTTGTCCATCTTTACATCTTCGTGTTTCATATCGCCACCTTTAGAAAATTTCTTGCCTTTATCGGCAGTTACAAAGTCTTTACCCACTGATGTAGGCACTCCGGCTTTCTTAGCAAACGATGGCGAATTAGCTATCGCGGCCATGAAATTGTGTTGCGCTTTACTTTTGCTCGGCATCATTTCCCCGCTTGAATAAGCTGGTCAATTTTTGCCTCAAGCTTGTTAAAGCGTTGGTCAATGTGGTTCGTAATGCGATCCACTTCTGCTTGAGTAACGTTATCACGGGCAACCTCCTCGCGTGTTTTGTTCAACAGGATCGTGACACGAGCCAGTTCCCTGAACTTTTCATTCATCATATAGCCTAACAATCCAATCACTAAAGACAGGACGGCAGACCAAGCGGTGTTTAGATCTAGCACATCCGACCTTTTGTTTTGCCACGCTGGGCAATACCATCAGAACGTTTAGAAGCCGAAGAAACTTTGCCGCCTTTAGCACGATTTTGAACGCCTAAATTTTCGCGGGTAATTTCAACTATGTTTTTACGTAAATCGTCAGACGCTTTTATATCTTTAGGATCAGCAAAAAGATCATTAGAAAGACGAGCGCGACCTCTTGGGCCTTCGGCTTGTGAAGCTTCTTTGTCAGTAATACGTCCGGCTTCAGAAAGACTGCTTCCAGCCAATTCTTTTATTTTTCGCTTTGCGTATTTAATACCTGTATCTGTACCAGCCATTTTATGCTCCTGCATTTTCTATCTGTAATTTGTATTTGTCCCAAGCAGGATGATCTGCTGAAGCATACAAATACTGAGCGGCAAACTCTAGCAACATAGGGTCATCTTTAAAATGACCTAATCCACGATTGCAATGATTGCACAACAACCCACGAACTTTACCTGTCTGGTGGTCATGGTCAACCACTAACTTTTCTTCATTACCACAAATAACGCATTGCATAACTGTGGCTTTTAAATCTGCTAATGCTTCATCTGTAATGGCATTACGGTACGCACCACGGCAATTAGCATTCCGGTATTCAGAACGGCAAGCACGACACCAGCTATCTAAACCATTAAGCTTTTTATTGTGCAAAGGAAAATACTCAGCCGTAGCCGGTTTATCCGTCTTGCATTTAGTACAACTCAACAGTTCCATGCTCTTAATGCCTTATTTATGCGTGAGTCTGGATCTCTCGCCACCTCTGCACTGGTGTTCTTCTTTTTGTGACCACTCATCCTTGCACAAAAGGAGTCGCGCCGTGAGCCGCCTTCCGGCTGGGGAGGTTTCAAGTTCATACCTTGCGCTTTCGCGGAGGCCCGACCCTTGGCGTTCAAGCCGCCCTTCTCGGATTTGCCCTCTTTCCTCTGCCATGCTGGACTCTTAGCCATAGTAAATGTTCGCAGAAAGTAAGTTACTCATGCTCAAATAGATACCATTTCTTGCCAGAATACCTTCTCCGGGAATTAAAGCAAAATTACCAAACAAGTCAGACGCACCAGTATCGTAACTAGCAAGCCACAAAGATGCGTATGCCGCATTTGTTCCGGCAACAATAGTTCCAGAGTTAATATCTGTAACAGTAAAAGTGTTTGCGCCAGTGCGTGTAATTGTGTAGTTACCGTTTGTGCCGGATGTTCCGCTTGCTGTTGCAAATGTAATTCCAACTACATTTCCAGTAACCAATCCGTGTGCGCTTTTGGTAACAGTGATAAGAGTACCCGCCCGCTCGTATGTAGCAGCTACAGGTGCTGTAG